GGTGGATTTACAGACCAAAGCCTTGCGGTTTTTCTCATATCTAACAACCCGGCGTTTAGTCAGTACCAAGATGTAAGCCTAACGGACAGAGAGTTTTACCCGTCCACGCAACCTTATCCAGCAAACAATATTCGGGCAAATCCAGTGGGTATTTTGCGCGTGACGGGTAATTCGGGATATGACGATTTGGTGGATTTACAATGGCAGAGATAGAAGTTGGCGAGGTAAAGCTTTCTGGCGGTAAGTTACTGCTTGTTATACCGTTTTTAGGTAGTATTGGCGCAGCGATGTGGGGAGGCTTCGAGTTGTATCAGCGTTTGCTCGACGCCGAAGAAGCAGTTACATCATACGTCTCACCTGATTTTAGCTCTTATGACGAAGAATTAGCCGTATTAAGCACTAAATTAGATGCTGCTGAAGTCCTAATAGCAGCCGTGGAACGAGCTTTAGATCAAGATATAGTCGAGTTGATGAATAACATAGACCGCCTGCAAGTCGATATAGACGCCACAGAGCGCATTGCTAGAGGCACAGATGATTCTGTTGTTTTAGCTACTAGAGAGCTTAGAGATGATGTGTACGCTTTAGAAGAGCGTGTAAACGACAGTCTTAGAGATGTAGACAATGAGCTAAGAGCTATGCGTGATGACCTTGAGGAACGTATCCAGCGGATATTAGATAACCCGTTAAACGTAGAAGAGTAAATGGAATTTCAAACTGGATTTAACGTATTTTTAGCAATCATTAGCTTTGGTGGCGGCTGGTTAGTAAATCGTGTCTTTGTCTTGCTTGATAGAATTGATGCTGACATGAAACAGATACCTGAGAAGTACGTTGCCAAGGATGATTATCGAGAAGACATTCGCGAGATCAAAGAAACGCTTGGAGCTATCTTTAAGAAACTAGACAACAAGGTTGAAAAATGAAACTTGATCCTGTTTTATTAAATATGGCTGCAAGTTGGTCAGAGAAGGCTTACAACAAGAAGAATAAGGACGCCATAAAGATAGAGAACAAGATTACAGGAGCCACGGCATTTGTAATCAAGCGCAAAAGCATAGATGTTATTGCTTTTCGTGGTACTGAGAAAAAGCTAAACGACATCATAACTGACCTGACTGCTATCCCGGTTCCGTATGCTGGTAGGATGTGCCACGCAGGTTTCGTTCTACAACACGCTTCTATCTGGAAAGAGATCAAGAAGCACATTGACCCAAAAAAGCGCACGATGTTTACAGGCCATAGTCTAGGAGGTGCACTCGCAGAGATGTCTGCCTCCAAGATGAACGGCAAGCACGACAACATTAATCTCATTACATTCGGTAAGCCGAACACGTTCTTCAAAGGCTTCAAGAGGCCGATGAAGCTCGACAATCAGATATCCTGCGTAAACGGCAGTGATATGGTTGCACGAGTCCCACGGCTGCTCTACGGGCCTTCTAAGTCGCAGACAATGCTATACTTCTCCAACACAGGCCCAGACTATATAAATCCAAGCAAGGACACTAGAAGAGCTGACAGAGGCGGCGTAAAGGATAGAGTCGCTGACCACAGCATGAGCGATTACAAGAAGAGGCTAAAAGAGTATCTTGATTCTCAAGAGAAGGTAAAGCCTATAAACCAAGAAGCTGCTAGGCAACTGGAGAAAATGAAATGAGACTGATAGGTTTATTGTTTGTTTTTACGTTATCAAGCTGTACTTCTGTTGAGCAGGTCATTGCTAACAAAGAAATATACTGCTCTTCCTTTTACAAAGGTGTTCGGGCAGTGGGCAGAGGAGCGCTTTCTGCCACGGCTGGCGTTATTGTTCCTGATGTTTGCGACACAATTGATACGATTGTGGAAACTGTCGAATGAAATTAGGTGGCTTGCTTAAATCACTAGCGCCAACTATAGCCAGTGCTGCAGGCGGTCCAATGGCTGGTATGGCCGTAAAGATGGCCGCATCGAAGCTAGGCTTGCCAGAAACCGCAACTGCTAATGAGATTGAAGATTTAATAGAAAGAGAGCCAGATAAAGCTGTCCTTGTAAAACAAGCCGATCAAGATTTTAAAACAAAAATCCGAGAAATGGAGATAGACCTTGAGTCATTTAAGACTGAGGTTGAGGATAGAAAAGATGCAAGGACTAAGTTTGCAAGCGATGTTACGCCTAAAGTCTTTTGCATTCTTGCTCTTATTTTGTACGGAGCTTATGTAATGACCGTGACTATTCTGCCTCACGATCAAAATGATGAGACCATAATCTCACTCGTGCTGGGACAATTATCAGGAATATTAGGCACTTGCGCGGCGTTCTTCTATGGAGGCTCTCAGAAGTGAATAAGATGGATAAGCTAATCGAACAACTAAAGCGCCACGAAGGCGTAGAGACTCACGCTTACAGATGCTCAAGCGGTAAGCTGACTATTGGCGTTGGTAGAAATATTGATCCAGAGGGCGGCATAGGGCTGGCAATGGAAGAGATAGAATACCTGCTGTCCAATGACATCCTTCGATGTATAAAAGAGCTTAGCGCTGAGTATCCGTGGTTTGGTCAATTAGATGAAACTCGTCAGGAGGCAATCATCAATATCTTCCTGAATCTGGGTGCGACAAGGTTCCGGCTTTTTAAGCGAGCATTAGCCGCGATGGAAGAAGGCAATTACGATGAGGCTAGCACTGAGTTTCTTGATAGCCGATGGGCAAAACAGGTAGGCGGCAGAGCGTTAGAGCTTACCGATATAATAAGGTCAGGCGAATATGTATGAACCTTATATCTACGTTTGTGAGATTGTTAGAGTCGTTGATGGAGATACTATTGATGTCAATGTTGATCTGGGTTGGTCTGTTAGTGTGCGTAAGCAGCGCATTCGTCTGTACGGCGTTGACGCTCCCGAGTCTCGCACTAGAGATTTGGAAGAAAAACAATACGGCAAAGCCTCTAAGAAGTTTGTGAAAGACTTCCTGAGTAGCGATCACATACTTCTCAAGACAAAAGAGAAAGGTAAGTACGGCAGATATTTAGGTGATTTCTGCGTAGATGATAAATGGCTCTGCGATGAGATGATACAAGCTCACCACGCTGTTAAATACTACGGGCAGAATAAGGCTGATATAGCAGCAGCGCACATTCGCAACAGAGAATTAGTGCAGCTCTGAACCGTAGCGGTCAGTATCTTCCATATACCTGAAGAACTCTTTGCTGCGATCTTCATCAGCGAAAACAAAGTCTTCAAGATGTCCAAGGTTCCAAGCAAGCGTAGCAATGTAATTAAGGTCACGGCTGTTAAAGTTTTCAGCAGCTTTCTTCAGCCATTCCTCGCAGTCCTCTGGATTTTTCAAAATAAAACTTATGCCTTCCATTTTGCGATCTCTTCAATATCTTTTAAATAACGATATCCTAACAGTCTAGCGTCTGATTTTATTCGCCTAGTCTTAACTATTTCTCCGGCGGCGTAATCGTTTCCTTTTTTTGTGGTCCAAAACCATTCTTTGCTGCAGTAGCCCATAACAGCAATTTCATCTTTGTCTATGTTAACGCAACAAAAAATGTAAACATCACATTCTTGATGGTCTCGTAGATACGCTGTAACCAATCCGTTACCTGCTTCTCGATTTCCGTATTTCGGCGCTCGACTACTTTTAACGTCAAATCTAAGACCCTTGACAATTAGATCGTAATCTTTGGAATCGGCAAAATCAAAAGAGATGCCGAGTCCATCTAAAACCTGACAAGTAGCTAGCTCGCCTAGAGTGCCTGTTATCTTGCTATTACTATTTACGCTTTGATGATTTAGCGTTTCAGGCTCGCCGTAGGCAATGTCGAGCCAGTTAGGATCAATCTTCAGTATTATCATTCACAGGCCACGGAACGTGGATGCCGAACTTTTCGCCAAGGTATTTATTTAAAACTTCATACGTTTTAATGTAGTCTACTTTGTTTACCTTTGCGCTTGATTCTTCACCCGTCTGAGCCTTCTGCACGGGTTTCCAAAGGTAGCTTTTAACAGCCTCACGGTTCCACTCAATCTCTGGGTGATGCTCCAGCAGAACTCGCACATCCAAATGGCGTTCATTCAGCTCAGCGGCTATCTGCTCGCACCATAAATGAAGTGCAGAGTTTTGCCTGATGCTGCGCTGTTTGCCTGTCTTGCAGGTTATGACTAGATATCGGTCCTTTTGCCAAGCCTCTTCGATATGCTTCTTAACATTTTCTAGCTTATGCTCAGTGTTTACTATCCACAACTCACCCGTCATTTGAGTCTCTTCTCCTGTTCTTTAATTTGCGATCTAAAGTCTTTGATCATGTCTTCATAATCAGCCTTGTAGAGCTTTTTAACTTGGTTCTTTGTAGCGATCATGTGATCAATATGATCTTTGCCATACATATCAATCATGTGAAGCGTATAGGCTTGTGATGCTGTGCCGTGCTTCATACCAAACCCATTACAACCTTTGCATTGTAGATGCACATTGCACTCTTCCAGCGCCCAGCGACTGCTTGCGCCTTTCGGGAGCCAATGGCCTCCATCTGCATCCTTGTAATGCACCATCTTGTTGCACGACACGCATCTAGCCATACCGTTGTCATCAGCAGCCTTCATCCTGACAAGCTGCTGAAGCAACCGTAGTGCCTTTGCTCTAGGAGTTTCACTCGGCACTATTACGCACCTTTACAATGTGGAAGCCGCCATTGGTAACCTGCTGAACGTCAAAGGTAATGTCCTTGCCGCGCAGCCAGCCTTTAATTGACCAGTAGGCTTTCCGCATTTCATCGTAATCCTCAAACTCGATGGCCTGCGAGTAGCCCATCTCAACAAAGGCTTTAACTGCTTCGTTCTTTATGTGTCGCTCAGCTTTTTCAAAATCTACAACTTTCATCAGAAAGGTACGTCCTTGGCTAGTTCAATAGTGGCATCTGGCCCGCTGGCAGGATTTGGCTTTTCGCTGGCAATCTTTTCCCATTTCAAGGAAATAAATTTAGCACCAGTTTTACTATTCGTATTTACCCAGCCTTTCAGCTCATAACCATATTGTGTCTTTTTTATCTGGCCGGAATTGACAGCCTCAAAAAGAGCCTTCATGTCATCTTCCGAAATGCTGGCGTAATACTGATCATCTTCAAATTTAGACTTATTAATGCCCATTAACTGGACCCATTCTTTTGGCTTGTAATTATCCATCTATCAGTCTCCTTGTTTGTTTATCTGCTAATTGTGCGGCCTCAATAATTATCTTGGACGCTTTGTCTATCCATTCATCGTCACGTTCTACTTTGATTTTAAAATCAGTATGATCTGGGTTGTACGAGTAAAACCAGTAATAATCCAAGCCAAGCACCCACATAGTGCCTTGTACCTGCTGGAAATACTCGCTAGGAAGGCCGCCATCAAGCCTGTAGCCTGTATGAGTATGACGCTCTGGGCATTTGATTTCGATGCCTGTATCGGCCCACAGGCCGTCTGGCGAGCACCCTACATCGTGATCGTCCAAAGCAATCATGCCAACCTGCTTAATCTCTATGTTGTGCAGCAGCTCAAATTTGCTTCGAGCTTCATCCTCTCGCTCAGTGCCTGTCTCCATTGATTTAGATTTGTAAGTTTCAATGGGTATAGGAACTTCGCGCTCAGCGACAACTTTATTCAGGTAGGTTTTGGCTGACCGACTTTTAGTGCCTGTGGTTGTGACCAAAAGTTTGAAGTTAGACGCAGTGATAAAGCCGCATCTGCTTCTCAGCCATTCATCAGAGCCTTGCTCGTGGTAGAAATATCTCATAGGAATGAGTCCTGCTGAGATACTTGCTCGCGCTCTTTCAGAATCTTCCTAAGCTGCGCTATCTGCTTGTCGCTCAGATTCCAGTTGTTAGCCTTCACAGACCGCAGGCACGTCTCAAGATTCATGCCAGCCTTCTCGCAGTCAGCCTTGATGCTGTCTATCTTGCTAGTATCAGCAGGCTCGTCTTCATGCTGCGCGTCATTGTCGTTCTCAGGATCACCGAGAGCGAACAGGCCCATCAGGCAGTAGCGCTTGGCGTAGGTGTACCCAGTGCCGCAGCCTTGCTCAGTCTTCTTGACCTTATCTACCAGCGTGAGCTGAGAGTGTGACTGACCGCTTTTGAGATGGATCAGAGTGATAGTGCAGCCTACCTGATCATCGGCGTTGACATCAGTAAAGTAGTACACAATATCATCACCGAAGCAGTCCCGCGCTGCGTCGTTCAGCACCGCTACAGACCAGTATTTCTGCTTGGTGTGCTTGTTAATTTGATCTTTTTCTGGCGTATCAAACTTGCCTCTGCATTTGGCAAAGGACTTCCAAAACTCAATGTTTTCCATAAGGCATCCCGTCAAGGTGTGTAAAAGGAAAGGCGAGTGTAAGCGAGTGTGGCAGGCGTGTCAACAGGTGAATAGTAGTGCGATCAGCCGGATCAAAGATCAACGGGATTTGGCGGGAATCCGCTTGCTGACGGGTGCAAGGTGCTGTTTTGTTGGCACGATGACCGCACCGCCACAGAATATCACAAT